TCTTGCCTTCACCTACATAAGAAATAATGAAATTATTTATAATATCTTTTAAAGATATAAACTGATAATTGCCATAATCTTCATCTAAACTGTTCCAGACACCATCTGGGCCTTCGTAATATTGCTCATTAGTTTGATTTATTAGTGCCATTTATTAAGATTTTTCTTGTTGTATAGTTTCTATCTCTTCTTGATTAACTGCGTTATATAAATTATAATCTTTTATTAATAAACCAGATAGTTCAAGTATTTTTATAACTAATTCTGTTTCTTCTGATGGCTCTAATTCAAAGTCAACAGATTGAGACGCATTATATAAAGGCTCATCAAAGACTATAGTATAAGCCCATTGAACTTTTGCCGGTTTTTTTATGTAAGCGCAAGAAACATTAGTTATTAGCTCGGACGCACCATAAACATTAAGCCCAGAGCTGTTTTGGGTGTATATAGGGCGTGTATTAACGGGTTTTGTTAATGGTGATGAGTTTATGTATAATATTTCGTTTTGATTAACTCTCTCGGCTTCTATTTGCTCAGTGCTTGTTACGCCAAAACCATCAGTGGTTGAGTTTGAGTATATTACTGTTCCTAGCCTGTATACGTCTGCCGGTAAGTCAAAGTGATTATTAACAGCGTCGTAAGTTAGTGATGCTGATGTTTTAAAGGGAGATATTTTTTTGTCTAACATGTTTAACATGTCAGAATATTTAGTGCTGTTGCCAGGAATTCTACCAAACTGATTTATGTCGTAAAAATACTGCTCAAATAAATCTAACTGTGCTTGATTAGCAAATAAGTTAAATTCTTGGGCGGTAACATAGCCTCTTTGTTCTTTATTTAATATACCTAAAACTTTCTGATATACTGTATCTACGCTTACTGCCATATAATTTTTTATTAATAATAATTAGGCCACCATTAAGGTAGCCTAACTACTATAATGATAACTTATATTTTTTTAGTTATGTGTTTATAAACTTCCATGCCTTCATCTGTTTTAAAGAATGCCGCTAAAGCGGAGTATGGATGTTCATCAAATGGTACGGTCATTAATTTTCTACCAGTACTACCATAAGTAAAAGTTCTTTGATCCTGAGATAAATTAATAATACCTTGGTTTACTGCTTTTATTCCAATGTTTCTTAGTTCTACATTTTCATCATTTGCTAATTGTAGAAATAAAACAGGATTTCTTTTTGCGAAAACTAATCCGTCTCTTTTTAATTCACTAGAAGACAAACTGTCAACTTCTTCGCCAAATTCAACTCTTAGTATAGCTTCTAAGCCTTCAATATCCATTTGTTTTGCAGCAAGTAGTGCTTCAATTTCATAATTGATATATTCTAACTCGTTTACAGCTCTTTCTTTTGGCTTGTTTTCTACAAAATATTTATTTCTAAGAGGGTGATATAAAGATAAAAGTTTTTGCAAAGCAACTTCTTGTTTTGGAACAAACAATTTACCGTCTCTAAAAACTATTCTACCTAAAGTTGCCTGTCCTTTTTGTTCATCTACAAAAGGAGATGCCATATTTGTAGCATATCTTAATTCTCTTTGATAACCTAGTTTTTCATCAAAATATAATAATGGAAATTTAGTGCTGTGTTTAGACGCTATAGTAAAAACAATTGGACTTCCAAAATTTTCTGTTAATGTATATAATCTGTCTTTTATTTCCCACTCTGGTTTTGCAGGTGGAGATTGTGGTTTTTTTGTAGCCACTACCTGAGGTGCAACCTCAACAATTTCTTCTGCTTTAGCTTTTTTAGCCATGATATAATATAATTAAATAGTTAATAAAAGTAATAATTACCCCCGTCGATATAACGAGGGTAATAATTACATTAATTTACCTTCTTATTAGAAATTTGCTGTTTTCTTAAGAAGTACAAAGTTGTTAGCCGCTTGAACGCATAATGCTCTTTCAGACAAGAAGTTAACATTCATTTCATCAACGTCACTTGTAAAGTTTCCGCCAACAGATCCAGTAATCCAAGATTTTAATCTACGATCGTCTGCTTCAGAAGCTCTGTAGCGTACGTGTAAAAATGGTCTTTGAATATTCTGTCCTAAAATTTGGTCATAAACAGTAGAAGTACCTGCAGGCACAACAACACCAAGAATATCTTTTATCATTCCTCTTGTAGTTGAGTCATTTAAATATTTCCAATCTGTTTTGTAGAAATCATAAGATCCTCTACGGAAACCGTTAAATCCTAGGTTCAAAGCCATATCTTCAGAGTTTTCAAATACACCGTAAGACGTTCCGCCAACTCCATAAGCATTTTGAGCAGCTAACATAATATCAATATCTAAAGAAGTTGCGCGGTCTAAGAAAAGCATGTTTTCTTCGATAGCACCCTGCTTATCTAATTCACCTAAAATTGCATCAAAATCAGCAATTCCTGGTGCGTTAGCAGCTGTTGAGGCAAAATCTGGGTCGTTAAATACTAATCCTCTGTCTTCAATAGCAGCAAACATACCTTCACTACCGGTAAAACCAAGGTCACCAGCAGAAGCTCCAGCTCCACCACCATTATCTTTAACAGCTTCAATCATAGACATTTCTAAGTAGTCTTCAAAACGTAATCTAGCTTCATGCTCAGACTTTAAGTACCATAAGTACCCTCCAGTTCCAGCTTCAGTAGTTACTTCAACCCATCCAATTTGAGCAACGTCAGAACCATTAACACTATACTTTTCTCTTAGTATAATTGGTTTGTTGTTGAACTGAGTGAATTTAGCATCAGGTTGAGCTGCAATTCCTGAAGATCCTTTTTTGTATTCAGAACCATAAACAAAAACAGCAACTCCTTCAATAGTAGCATTGCCACCACCTAAGATTGTGTTTAAATTTTGAGCTCCGTAAGGCGCTACAACAATATGTGCATTAGCACCTGTACCTCCAGTTGTTACTCTAGCTTTAATTACAATACCATCTTTAGCAACGATAACTGTTTGGCCAGCGTTAATTAATGCCGCTTTTTGCTCTTTTGTTTGTAATCCGGCAGTTCCAGCTGGATCATCAATAAAAGTTACATGATTAGCAGCAGCGTTAGCTACAGTTACTTTACAATCGTCCATAGCGATGTGTAAACGCCCTTGCTCAGACCATACAATTCGGTCAGAAGCCATAGGCATTTCTGCTCCTACCATGCGTAAAAATCCAGAAATAGTACGATTACCGTATCTTTCTACTTCTTTTTCATACACTTCTGGTAAGAACTGTTTTGTGAAATCCATGTCTGTCAAAGAAAGGTAGTTGTCCGCAAACAAGCCTTTAGTAGGACGTGGAGTTTGGTGATTCAATTGGGCACCAGTGCCCGGAAATGTTCCAGCCATAATTTTTAATTTTTAGTTTTTAGTTTTTTATTTTTTTCTTATTTTCATTCGTAATTTAGAAGTATCAAGTCCATTAACAGATCTTACTGTCCAGCCGTTTGAAGTTGTAGTTTTTTCATGGCCCCGTCTCGGCTCCATATCTACGTTCTTAGCAGTAGCAGCGCTAGTTTTTATAGCATCAGATTTTCCTTGCTCATAAAAATGTTTTGCAACAGCGTCAGGGTTCATGGCTGTAAATAAAGATTTGTGATAACCCAAAGCATCTGACATTTCATTTTTTTCATTCAAGAACTTCTTGACGAAATTATTAATATCACTTTGGTTTGACTTTACTCCTTTAGCGTCTTTAACGTTAAAACGGTATTTTTTGTCTCCAACAGAATATTCAAAACCTTTGAAATTATCATTGAAAACGTCGTTTGTCTTGTTATTAAACGCTGTTTTTTGTTGTTCTTCAATCTTAATAGATTGTTCTTTTTCTTTATTATAGCGATTAAAAAAATCAACCGCTTTTTGTTGTTCTGGATTTAATTTAGATCCAGCTTTAATTTCTTCGTAATAGTTGCTTTTAAGTTTTTCAAGATGTTTTTTTGCTTTAGCAGCCTCTTCTTTAAATGCAATTTTAGCTTTACGTATATCTTTTGGCTCATCTAGCTCTTCGTCATATAGAAAATCTTCCATTAAAATATCTATATCTTCTTTGTCTAAATGAGGTTTAGTTGCTTGATAATACTCTTTTATTATTTGAGACTCGTTTAATGAAGAGTAATCTTTGTTTAGTTTAACATAGTCTTCTAAACTTCCACCTGTTTCATTAATAAAATCTACTACCTTTTGTATATTTTCTGGCAAAGGATCACCAGTGGCTTGCGCCTCAGCAACAGCTTCTTCAACTTCTTCAGTTAGTTCTTCTGTTTTTTCTTCAACATGCTCATCTGTTATTTCTTCTAAAACAGGAGTGTCTTCTAACTCTGTTTTTTCTTCAGTAGCAACTTCTTGCTTTACTTCTTCGATAACACCTTGTTCTTCTACAGCGTCATTAATTTCGGTTTTTTCTTCTTCAGAAACAACTTCTTTTTTTACGTTGTTTAGTTTTGATAAATCTATCTTTATAGTGCCTTCGCCGTCTTGAACAACTGGCGTGTCTACTTCAATTTGCTTTTTAACTTCGTCTTTTTTAGACTGTTGTTCTTTGTTTTCTTTCATGATAAAATATTATATAATTATTATTTACTATAATCACCTAGGTTCAAAAGAACCTAAACCAAATCCACCTTGCATTACATCATTTCCAGATGATTCAAAGTTTTTTGGCGGTAAATTATCTTTTCTTTGTGCTATTAGTTGGCTTTGTTGTGATGCTTGTATTTTAGTTCTTTCGTCTTTACGGTCTTCTTTAATTTCATCTTTTGAAGAAACAACATTAGACTGCATTTCTTGAAGTTTCATGTTTATTTGAAACTCATATGCCATTAAACCTTTTTTAAGCTGTGCTTCTGTTTGTAGTTTTTGAGATTCAAAGCTTAGTTTAGCTTGCTCTAGCTGTATTTTGCTTTGAGTAAGAGCGGTTTGTTTTTGAACCTCTAACTGAGCAGCAACTTGCTGGGACTGCTGATTAGCTTGAGCTTGAGCTTGTATGTTTTGTTGTTGCATTAGCTGATCTCGCTCTAACTTCTTTTTTCTTCTTAATTTTAATAAAGAATTTGCTAACTTTATACTTTTTACGTTTCTAATATCTATTGCATCTTCTAGATCTATAGATTTTTGAGCCAAAGCCATTTGTATATTGTTTTCTAAAACTGTTTTTTCTTCTTCATCTGGCTGTAGCTCTATAAATATACCAAAATCGTACAAATGTAATTCACTTAATTCATCTAAAGTTGCTACATTGTGAACACCTATTTGTTGTATAAAGGCGTCTCTTGTAGGTGAAAACTCTAATATATCTGATATTCTTAACGATAAGTTTTGAGCTAAGTCAGATGTTATAAACAAACCACTTGTTAATATATGCCTAGTAGCTGTATTTGAATTTGCTGCCGCTAGTTTTTGAACACCAACTAAAGCGTCTTTTGAAGGAGTTCCTCCGTCTCTAGCCTCGTTAAGACCAGTGACATCACGTATCATTTGTAGATAGTAATTATAGGTGTTTATTAATTGTGGTATTTTATTACCACCAGATCCACTTGCTATTTCTTGAATTGGTACTTTTCCAGGATTTAAGTCTCCTTCTTGTGTGAATGATCTACCTATAACAGAACCTGTTTGAAAAAACATATTCAAAGCTTCTTGAGGGTTGTAGTTTGTGCCATTGCCAAGATCAACTTCCGCTAAACCATCAGCGTCTAAGTAAACACCATCTGGCACCATACGCGATAATACTTGCTGTAGTTTTAAGTGCGTTAGTTGTATCATATCAGCAAAGCCAGTAATTCTACTTACTAAAGACTCTATTTGACCTTTATACATACGAGGTGCACAGATACTGTAGTTCATTTTAACTTTAGTGAAATCGCTTTTAGGCCTTAACATGTTTTTAGCCATTTCCCATTTAAGTAATTTATCTGTTCCTAAGACTAAAACACCTTCATATAAAACCTCTAAAGATCTACCTATTTTTTGTATACCATATTGTTCTAGTATTTCTTCTGGCGGGTTAAATTGATCATCTTTTATTATTATCTTTTCAGCACCTGTAGATGTTTCTTTAACTTTATAAACCTCGTTCATGTAGGTTTTATAATTAAAATATAATATCTGAACAGTATTAGAGTCAGAGTTATCATAATTTGACATTGTTGTGTCATAAGAGCCGCTGCTTTGAAACGATGTCTTGCTTATAGCTTCTAAATCATCTTTACTAAGATTAGGAAACTGCTTTTTTAATTCATTTATATGAACTGACTTTATTTCACCTACATAATATATATCATCAAAATAAGGAGACTCTGTATATGAGTAAACTAAATAAGCAGGGTCAACATACTCTACGACGGCGCCTTCAGATTCAGAAAATCTATTTTTTACAGCACCAATACCTA